TATCCATTCTTATTCTCCTGATTAATCACGCATCAAGCAAACCTGACAAAGAGATATTAATTATTTCAGCAGAGTTAACTAAGATGCGATTAACTGTCATTAAAGACTTTGTAAAGGTTATGAAGTTGGCTGGGTTATATGATGATCGTAATTTTATAGCTGGTACTTTATACAGATTTCCTAACGGTTCATTCATTAAGTTTTTAGGTCTAGATAAGTCAGATGTTGGTAAAGGTTTGCGATCCGATGTTGCATATTTCAATGAGGTAAACAAATGCGACTTTGAATCTTATAGACAAGTAGCAAGTAGGGCAAAGCAAGTATATGCCGATTACAATCCTGACTGTGAATTTTTCATTCATACAGATGTACTTCCTGATGATGATGTAAGTTATTTAGAATTAACTTTTGTAGACAATGAACTCCTAGACATTAACGAACGAAACGATATACTTCGATATAAGTCTAAAGGCTACAATGAAGATGGATCAATCAAAAATGAATACTACGCAAATCTTTGGAGAGTTTACGGATTAGGTCAGGTCGGAGCTTTACAGGGTGTTGTTTTTGAAAGTTGGGATAAAATAGATTCTATACCTAAAGATGCTCGTTTAGTTGGTAGAGGTGGGGATTTTGGTTACACTAACGATCCAACAACATTAACAGACATTTACACTTATAACGGTGGATATATCTTTGATGAAGTATTATACCAAACAGACTTGACAAATCCGCAGATATGGAACACGTTTAAATCTTTGAACTTAGATAATAATGTTTATACTTTCTTTGATAGTTCAGAACCTAAATCAATTCAGGAATTGAAGAACTTAGGAATGAGAGTACAAGGTGCTGAAAAGGGTAGCGATTCGATTATGAATGGTATTCAGAAGATGCAAGGTGTTAAATTCTCAGTAACGAAAAGAAGTATTAATTTAATTAAAGAGTTAGATCGTTATAAGTGGGCGGTCGATAAAGATGGTAGAAAACTTAATAGACCTATCGATAACTGGAATCATGCAATCGATGGAATAAGATATTACTTTACAACTAAAGATAAATATTCAGGTCGTTATGTTGTGGCTGATTATTAAATTACTATATTTGCGATGAAATTAACAATATTTTTTTTAAGTGTTATTATATGGTGGATAATTATAGAGTGCTTAATCTAGCAAGTAATGACTATGCTAATATGTCGCATAACAATGCAAATGCTTTACGGTCGATTGGTGTAGAATGTTTTGATTATGTTTTAAATACTCACCCGTTTGGGTACGATTCACAAAGCGAGATAGTAACGAGAGAGGAAATAATATCAATGGTAAATAAGTTTGATATCATTCAGATATTTCACAGTTGTCCTACTATTTTAAACCTGGTGAATATTGGTAATTTCAAAAGAAAGTTAGTAGTTTATCATTCAGGGAGTAGATACAGAGCAGAACCTGACAAATTTAATCAACTATTCAAAGATGCTGATGTAGTAATTACAGATCAAACTGAATTTATTAACCTATGCGACAAACCTATACATTATTTAGCACCTCATACAGACTTAGAACCAACTGAAAAGCGAAAAGGTGGAAAGTTAATCGTAGGACACTATCCAAGTAACTCAGATGTAAAGGGAACGAATGAGATTAAAACGATGTTAGAAGCGTTTAAAAACGATTTTGAGATAAGAATAGACACCAATATAATACCACATTCTGAAAACCTTAAAAGAATAAGTGAATGTCATATATATATTGAACTATTCAAGCCTGAATTAAACGGAAAAGAATACGGTTGTTTCGGGGTTACTGCATTTGAAGCCACAAGTTTAGGATGTTTGGTAATTACTAACGATCTAAATATGAGTGTTTATCATAATGCTTATGGTTTAACACCATTTCAAATAGCAAATACTAAAGATGAATTCACAGAAATTTTACATTTGCTTAAAGAATTTAACACAGAAACGATACAAGATTTAACTGAGTTAGATTTTAGAAACAATCATTCAATTGAATCAACTGGTAAACGAATATTAGAATTAATAAAATGAAAGTACTAAAAAAAGATTGGGTAAAGGCAACGGAGAACCTTAGAGAAAGACAAGGGCAAAGAGGACACGTTGATGATAACAGAACTGCTCCGAATGTATTGAGAGATTATAAACTGCATTTAATTAAGTGCGGTTACGGTGAAAGTATTTTAGATGTTGGATGTGGATCACAATTTCTAAAAACGCAAATACCTGAACATATTGAGTATATCGGTTTAGATGCTTTCCCAATTAAATTAGTGCCAACATTAAAGGGCAACATTGAAACTATTGAAGGAATTGAAGTTGATACTGTTTGCTGCATGGCGGTGTTAGATAATTGTTTAGATTTTGATAAGGCAATTGAAAACATTAAGAAGATAGCACAAAAGAATGTTATTATCTTAACTGGAATAGATATTGAAGTGGATCAGTTTCACACATTCAAATTACAGTTAGAAGATTTTGATAGTAGGTTTACGAATTGGAATAACACACACAGAGAAGAATTAACTCCTAAGGTATGGCTACTATGTTACAACCGTTAGTAAGTATTATAATTCCTTATTCAGTTGATAGAGGTTATTTAAAAGAAGCAATTGATAGTGTAAAAAATCAAACTTACACCAACATAGAGTTATTAATTCAGAATGACAATGTAAATGTATCAACTAACATTAACAACGGTATTAAACGAGCAAAAGGGGAATACATTAAATACCTTTGTGAAGATGATTATCTAACACCCAATTCAATCGAGGATAGTGTTAAGGCTATGCAAGGTAATGACTTCATTCACGGTGTATCTTATAATGTTAAAGGTAATTTAATTGAAAAACAAACACCTAGAATTAAGCACCCATCACTTAACGAGATGTTATTTAATAATGTTATTCATGGTGGAACGTTAATGTATCATAAATCTGTATTTGATAAGGTAGGTTTGTTTGATGAATCATTAACGTGTGCTGAGGAATACGAATTTAATTTAAGATGTTTAGCCAATGGTTTAAAACTAGGTTACACAGATGCTATACTTTATAACTATCGTAGACATTCAGAGCAAAAGAGTTTAGGGGTTAAAGTAAATCAAGAAGCAAGGAAACAAAAGATCCAAGCGATTAAGGACAAGTTCACAAGATTAAAGATAGTTTGTGGTATTGCAACATTTAAAGGGCGTGAAGAAACACTACGACGTACAATTGAATCATTGAACGGTCAAGCAGATGAGATTGTAATCTACGATAACGACATAAACAAAGACATCACAGATTTAGGTAAGTTCTACGGACTTAGAGAAAATGTTTATTATTTCAGTTGCGATGATGATATTATTTATCCATCCGATTATGTACAACGAACTATTGAAGAAATAGAGAAACATAAATGTATAGTAACTTATCACGGAAGGAAGTTGAAAGGCAAAGGATTGAACTATTATACAGGGCATGAAAGTTATTCAGCATTTAGAAACGTATTCGACACTAAATTTATAGATATTGCTGGAACGGGTGTTACTGCATTTAATACTAACTATTTCAATCCTAAAGATATTTTATCTAGTACCTTTATGAAGATGTCGGATATTATATTTAGTATTGAAGCGAAGAAACAAAGTAAAAACATTATGCTATTACCACATTCACAAGGGTGGATCAATGAGCAGAAGACCGCTATAAATATACATACGGAACAGAGTAAGAATTGTAACATGCAAAATAAATTAATAGATGAAAACTTTTGATATTAAATTACCCAAAACAATAAACGATTATAGAATTTCACATTTAAAAGCATTTGAAGATGCAAGTTTCAAAGAGGATAATATCACTTTAAATACGAAAGTTTTATTCTTAGCGAACATTACCCTAGTATCTGTAAACAAATTAATGACAATTGATGTAAATGATATTAACGCAATGTTCACATATTGTATTTCTTTGTTCTCAGAGTTTAAAATGTCAGGTAAAGCACCTAAAGAAATAACTATTGAAGGTCAAACCTTTGTGTTTGTTGATCCGAATAAAGCACCAATAGGCTTTCATATTGATTGCCAGCATTCAGACTTCGCTAAAGATCCAATTTTATTAGCAACAACTTGTTATATTCCTAAAGGTACGACATACGGAGAGTTAGATGTTAACGATAATATAGTTTATCCTCGTTCAAGTAGGCACGATTTATTTAAAGAACATTTTAAAATGATAGATTTCATTGAGTTGAAAGGTTTTTTTTTGAAGAAATACGTCGAATCAATAGACAATTATATGGAGAGCCAAAAGATAGTAAAGAAACTAAGCCGAATCAGTATGCCTGGCACGAAATAATCCATGAAGTATCAAAAGAATTTAACATTACATGGAATGATGTTATAAAAATGAATATCTTTGTATTTAATTCGAGAGTTAAATTTTTAACACATTTAGTTAAAAAGAAACAACTAGAGCAAAAAGCGTTAATTAAAAGAAGGTGAAAGTAAACGAAGCGGACATATTAAATGGTTTAAACGTAGGGAACGCAAAGGACGTTTTAAACGGTAAATCTAATAGTCAGTTAGGTAATTTACTTGTAAAACTTAATCAAGCGATTATAGACGATTTACAGCAGTCTATTCAAGCAAGGGATATTAATGCTAGTAGAAATTTATCACAAGGAATAACACCAAGCGATGTAATTATAAATGGAAATGAAGTTGAGGTTAATATCTCAATGGATTTTTATTGGAAGTATATTAATTATGGTGTTAATGGTAGAGGAACAGAAGCAGATGTTCACAAAGGTTCACCATCTTGGGGTTCAGCACCTACACAAACATTAAGTTTTCACGATTCAATATTAGCGTGGAAAAGTGATCGAGGTATTACGTTACCATCTAACTTTGATGATTACGATTCTTTTGCTTGGGCAATTCAAAACAGTATTATTCGTAAAGGAAAAAAACCACGACCATTTTACGACGATGTAATAAACGAAAAATTAGTAAAAGTATTAGAAGAACCAATAAAGAAATTATTAGGCGAATCAATTAAATTAACAATAGTAGCACCATGGCAGTAACAATCCATTCAAGTCCACAATTATACACACCTTCCGACAATCCTATTGTTTGGAGATTCTCTAGTAATAATACTGCTAACGCAAATTTCAGCTATCTAGTAGAATTGTATGTAAGTGGATCATTAACTGGTACACATCAGATTTATCCCGAAGTTGGTATCTATTCACATTACGATGCTTCGGATGTGGTTAAAACAATGTTAGATATTCCAACTATTAATCAGGCTACATTTACTGCTGACGCTTTAAATAATAGAGAGGTTTACGTTATAGTTAAAGAATACTTCGGATCAACTCCAGCAGTTGGAAGTACAACAACAAGTTCAACTATAAATGTATGGAAGGCACGACTAGATAATAAGGAGTTTA